TAGTTGTCTCATCAAACAATTCACCAATCTTGATTTTGAGATTTTCAGCAAGGCGTTCGGTTGATCGGAATTGCTTTCCGGCATTATTCATCGCTGCTTCATACAGTCCGACCAAAGCAGGTGCCTGATCAAGCACTACATTAACCCGCGCCTGCTGCTTCTCTTGCTGCGTCAGTTCGTTTGTGGTCTTGCCAAGTTGTGCTGCAAGCTGTTTATAAGCCTGATCGAACTGAACAGTAATGCCAATGGTTTTGAGTACCTCGACTTCGGCAGAACGAATACCGTGAACAATCCTGTCCAAAGCCTCGGAAGTATTGATCTGCCCAACAATAGCGGCATTTCTCGCAAGATCAGCAAGCTTTTCAGCGTTAGCCAAATCGATATGCGATGCCGCAAGCCGCGTTACAGTTTGCCGCGCCTCGATCATGGATATACCCATTTTTTCGAGTGCGGCAGTGGTTGCGTTTAGCTGCTGGCTGTTTACGCCAACATTGCGACCAACCACCTCCATGGCTATACCAAGCTCTTTGTATCGCTGGTTTAGCTCGATAGACTCTTTGATTGATCGGCTCAAAGACAGCCCGGCGAACCCGGCGACAAGCGCGGCCACGCCAGTTTTGACGAATTCTAATGATCTGCTGGAATTAGCTGAGAATGTTGCAACATCCCTATCAACACGCTTCGATGTGCCTGACAAGCGGTCGAGTTCGTCATTGGCGGCTTTCACCTCCAGCGCATCAACTCGTAGTGCTAATTCAGCTATGTCAGTCATTTATTGGCTATAAAAAGGTTATCCAGTTGCTTTAAAATCCGCACTTCGTAAGCTGTTGGCTGAACATTCATCAATTCAGACCAAGCTTTTATGCTCTCGAACCCGAAAGGCAACGCTACGCCTTCATTCGTGTACTGCCTGCCGCTGTGTAGTTCTGCAAACCATTCCCACAAGTGGCCTACAAATTCGGGAAACTCAACAGCATCAAGCTGTTTTGGCTTTCTTCCGGTCGACCGGTAAGCCGATTCAAGATGCTGCCTCAGCGTATGGCCGTCTTTCTGTCTTTTGTCTAACTCAAACTCATTTTCACCAAATGCAAGTAATTGATTTACTTGCTCTTGGTAAAATTTGAAAGTTCGTTAGACGCCTCGACAACTTGTCTACGAATTTCAGAATTCACGCGGCAAAGATATTCTGCTGTTTCAGTAGTGCATTCCTGATCAATACCGCGCCATGCGACAATGCGATTCGCTGCGTCACGGACGAAATATTCAATGTCATCTTCGATTGGCGTGAATTCGTTATCTTTACGCTTACCTTTGAGTGCCGCTTCTTTGCGTACCTTGTTCGCTTCAGCTATCGAGAATTGACGCACTTTTTCGGCGTTTGAGCCAATGACTGATATGTAAATACCGGTCTTGTTTCCAGCCGGATCGATATATTCAAACTCGAAAGCGTCTTCGCACTGTTTGCTAAGGTTTAAATCTTCAAGAGAGACAGTTTTTGACTTGGTCATTTTTTCCTGTGAGTCTTAGTTATGGTTAATTAAGCTTGTGAATCTTGGATAACGATTGTTGATTGCTCTGTATCCGCACCAGCACCACCAGTGCCGTCAAGCAGCGCGGTAAATGGCAATGTCTGGACGATGCCTTTCTGTCCATCATCTTTGCTGTTGCCACCGACCTTGATGCGCGGCATAACGAATGAAACAAAGTCAGCAGCCGCGTCGTTGCTGGTAGTCAAGGCAACCGCAATACTTGCTTCGGTTTCGTCTTCGAACATTTGTGAATACGTGTCGTCCTCAAACAAAATGGTTAGCTGTCCGGATACAAGAACACTTCCGGCGAATATGTCCGGGCTTGACGTTGAGCCGATAACATCCTCGCGCGTCATATTTCCGTTAATGTCGAAGCTGATACCGGTTACATTTCCAACTGTCGCGCCGCTGACCATTAACAGGCCGTTTGCGCCTGCTGTAACGCCTGTGGTGGTGGCCGCTGTAGGTGAGGAAAAATACTGTGATGCGGCTAAATCCTGACTGCGACCAAGAAAGCCGAAATCAACTGTGGCCATGCCTGTAGGTGTGATTGCGACAGCAACGGTATTGACTTTGCAGTCTACGAATGACTCTGACTCTGAGATATCGCTGAACCAATGCTCAACAGTGAAATACTTGTTTGTATGGCTGGTCGTTGGTACATATGTTTTTTTTCCGACAATCGTTAATGTGGATGAGGCAATCGGCCCTTCGGCAGTCATGGATGAGTTATTCAGCGGGTAAACAGTCAAGGTCAGTGCCGCTACACTCGCAACAAATAGATTCTTGCCGGTATTTGGTGCTGCAAATGAACCGGCTGTGAACTTGACTACATCACCAACCTTAATCCCACCTGTCAGCCATGACCCTGATGCGCGGGTGATTGTGTAAGGCGCTGCCGATCCAGAAATGGTAATTGACAGACTTGTCAGCGCTGTTACCGCAGCAAAATCCCGACGTAACGCAGCAGCAAAGAAGTCCTTGTATGTGCCGGGCGATATTTCACCGCTAATGTTGCCTTCGATGTACTTTGTTCCGTGGCGGAAGTCCGATATTTGATAGTCAGTGCGGATTTCGTTGGACTGGAAAGTGTTTTTGCGTAACTCAAGATTTGAAGTAACGCGCCGCAATATCTGAGCGCTACCTGTTGATGCTTTAGTGCCTAGAGCCGATTGGACTTTATAAATTACCTGCTTACCTACACCCGAAGCGATAGCCATTACAATACTCCTCAATGTTTCCGAGGTTGCAATGACAAGCGTTACAAAGTGCGGCCTGTCGCGTACTCGCGTTTATTAACTTACTGTTCTTTTACCCAGCTTTCCCATGCTGAAATCATGCCCTTAGCCAGCCTGATTAAAGTCATGTGAAGCTTTTTTGTTGATTCGCTCATGCTGTTATGTGTGCGAAAAATCTTATTCTTACGTTTACATTCCACCAGTCATCATCTCTGCGGCCTTGTGTTATCTCTGGCGTGTTGCTTATGATCACGTCGACACCGCTGTTTGTGTACGTATTACCGCGTTTAAATGTAGACCTGATCAATTCAGCCCGTGTTTCTGCTGTCGCAGTGCCAACTTTAAGCGGATAAAACAACGACACCTGCATAAATCCGTCTTGCCTGAACACGCTACCAAACTCTATGTTATCCGGTTCAGTGTAGAGTATGTCCACACGCTGCCATGGTGTGCCGGTAACCGGAACGAACGCATCATTTTGCCAAGCAGTCGATAATGCTGGCGTGATTGCGTTCAAACCACTTTCCAGCGCCCGTCTTATCTTAAGTACGCTCATTCGCTGCGCGTTTCACGATCTGTTGAAACTCTGTTACTGTCAATCCAACCATCCCTGCTGGAGCCTGCCTAGACCAGCCATGTTCCAACGCAATAATGTATGGAAGTGAACTTGTTATCCAATGCACCGCCGCTCCGTTAGATAGTTTTATTTCACCAGTTAATGCGGCTATCGTTTTATTGCCTGATTTATCTGTGTCATCAATAATTCCGACAGGCATTACATTGTTTCCATACTGCCAGTTAGCTCTAGCCGTACCACCAACATAACCATCCGGTTTTGATGGCGTAACCAGTTTACGTCTCTTCCTGCGTTTTCCTGTTTTGGTATATAAGTCGTAATAGCTGCCTTGCCAGTACGTCGGATCACCAACAGGCGTTTTCATAATCACGCTAGTGCCAAGATCGATAACTATTTTCTTGACAACCTTGTCCGCGTTACCTTTGGCTTTTTTCACCCAGTTTGTAATATCCAGTGAAAAACTCATCTTAATTGGCACGTATAAAGTATTGCATCACCACCCGGCCAAACTTCGCTAACAGATTGAATCGTGAACGTCCGGCCTGATAAAGTCACCTCATCATTAACTTGAGGCTTTGTTATCGCTGTGCCGTCACTCTGCTTTGTCGATAACAACAGCTTTACATCACCTTGCTGCACCAGCGCACCATCAATTTCATTCTGCTTGTAACTACCAGGAACGCCATAACCGGACTGAGTCGTTTCTGTAACTACCGTCGTGCCTGTTGCTGGATCATAAGCACCCGAAACCCTGCGCGTAAGCGTTACTGCCTGACCTTTTTTTATCATGGTCTGGTGTACCGAATTAATCTGGCGCGTGTAAGCCATCAACCCACCCTAACCATAGGCAAACCATCAACAGCCATCAAGTATTTCCGCAACATCAAATCGATTTCCGGATAGCGTTTACGCTGTGTGCTGTGCGGACTGTATTCAGTCTCTATCACGTCGACTCTTTCGCGTATAACGACCTGCTCTTCATCATCCAGCAGGTTGTCGGTCAACGCCCTGAAAGCCAACGCAGCACAAGCGTTTTTCACTTCGTTTGGTACTATCGAGTCAGAAACATACTCCAACGCAACCAGGTCATTCAACGGTACATAAGTGCGCGGCCAGTCGAGACTTTGGCTGCTCGATTTACGGTAACCCATCCAGCGATTACCGTATTTTTGCAGCATGTAATCAGTTGCTTTTCTTAATGCGTGTTCCAAGTCAACATCGTTATAATCCGACCAAGTCAGCGCATTGCCTCGAGCGTAGTGGTATGCATTGGCATAAGCCAGCGTGCAATAACTATCAGCACCAGATACGATTTCACCAGTTTCGACAGTCAGCGTCATTATTCAACAGGCTTTTCAGCCTCTTGCT